AATTCTTACAAAAGCTCTGGAAGAAGCAGAAACTGATTTAACAAATGTAATGTTAAAATTACCAGATGGTTCTACTAAAGAAATAGGGCAAACTATAAGAAATGTAATTAATTCTCTTTACGATGAATTTGATAAAGAATATGCAGCAAAATATACAACGTTATTTGAAATAGGAAAAGGAAGAAAAGTAAATACTGATATAATTAGAGAAGCTGTGAAAGGTTTAAATAAAAGACAACAAGAAACTTTGTTTAAAAAATATCCTAATATTGAAACATTTTTTAAAGCTCCTAAAGGTAAAACAATATCAGTTAATGCATTAAAAAATACATTAAGTGATCTAAGAAGATTTGATAGACAACTGACAAAAGGAACTATTCCAGTTGAGGGACAACCTGTTGAAGGAGCGGTATCTAAATTAATAGGTTCTATAAAACAACAACTTAAAAAAGATTTAGGAGAGGATGATATTTGGTATAAACAATTTAATCAATTAGATAGAGAGTATGCTACTAATAAACAATTATATAAAGGTATAATTGGAGATCTAATATCAAGTAAAGATGGTGTATTAAAAATAGCTGATGAAAATGTATTTAATCAAACCTTTAAAAAAGGTATGGGTCAAGAATTAAGAATAGATCAAATCTATGATATCTTAAAAAGAAAACCTCAGTTCATTCAAAACTATAAAGAATCTATTTTGCAAGCTTATAAAAATGTTGTGGATCCAAACAATGTAGGTAAAGTTAATTTAAATGCCCATCAAAGATTTATTAATGATTATAAATATGCACTGGAAACATTTTTTGGTAAAGATGGTTATAAAGAAATAATGACTGTTGGTAATTTAGCTAAAAAAGTTGAGGCTACTGCGGCTAAGAGAAATGATTTAATGAAAAAATTAGGAACAACTACTAAAGGTAAATTAGAAAACTTAGATCCAGATAAAATATTTAGTTACGTCTATAATAATAAAACACCTACTACTACAAAAAAAGTAATTAGTATTATTAAAGAAGATAAAGATTTATTAAATGCTTTTCAAACAGTCGCTAAAAATGATTTAATGTTTAAAACTACTGACAACAGAGGTAAGTTTGTATTCGAAAAATTTGCAGACTACATGAAAAATAATAAGCAAATACTTACTGAAACTTTTGCAGATAATCCACAGTACGTTAAAGACTTAGATATGTTTAGAGATGCTTTAGAAATTACATCTAGAAAGTCTTCACAAAAAACAATTGGTAGAGCGGAAACTGCTTTAAATGATATTATTAGAGCAAGATTAGGACAATTTACAATTGCAGGTAGAACATTTACAGCATTGAAAAAAATTGTTAGATCAGACATTGATAAACAATTAACTGAAATTATAACAGATCCTGCAAGATTAGAAGATTTAGTAAAACTAAAAGCTGTTAAACCAGGTTCTCCAGCAGCTAAACAAATTATATCAAGACTATTTGGTTATTATATATTTGACCAAAAATTCTTTGAAGACGATGAATTTACACCAACTATGATAGACTTTATTGATTCACAAAAAGTATCCGAAGCGGTAACTGATGTTAAAGAAGGCGATGATAATAAAGAACTAGCGCAATTAGAAAGACCTACGTTGCCATTGAACCTTGGTACAAGCACAGCGGCTCCAGGTGCAATGCCACCGGACACCGGACAAGGATTAGCTAGTATTCAAACAAGACAAGACTACGGATCTTTATTTCCACAAGATGTTTTAGGTGAAGCCATTGCTAAGAGAGGCATGGCATAATGTCTAAGTCTGCATTACAAAGAATAGAATCTCATGAAAAACTTTGCCGTATAATGCAGAAACAAACTCACGATAGAATGGAAAAAATTGAACAGTCTGTTCAAAGAATAGAGAAAATATTAATTGTATGTGCCGGAGGTTTATTAACCGGTATGGCTTATATCATATTTGAACTAGTGATAAGGGGATGATATGCCCGCTCCCTTACTTGGTTTACCCGCACTTTTACAAACAATAGCCACTGTAGGTGTTGGTGGAGCTATCGGATACAAAGCACAAAAAGATTTACAACCTTACATAAAAGAGTTAAAGAAGAGTCCGGAAGATATGGACACACCACAATTAAAAATGTTGCGGGCATTATTATTGCCTAATCAAGCTTTAGCTTCAGAACTTAAAGATATGACTACATCTAAATCTGTAGGACTAACTGGAGAAGGTCAGGTGTTTGGGCCAAGAGCTGAAGACATTGAAAGAGAACAAGAACAAATAAAACAAGTATTGAAACCAGGGGTATCAAAACCAGCGGTTGAACCAATTACAAAAGAAACTTTCCCAGCAGAACCAGAACAAAAACCAGAACCCCCTATTCAACCAGAAATAGAGTTAAAGAACAAAGAAGAATTTCCAGCGATAACGGAAAATAAACCAATTATATTTGAACAAAGAAAAGATGAGGAGACCGCACTTATTGGAACTAAAGCAATCGAAGGTGGTAAAGAAGTTAAAGATATAACTGCCGGAGTGTCTGCACAAAAGGATGTAGTCCCTAGTTTACTGGAACAAAGTAATCTAGCGATGCCAATTAAAAAATTCTTTGAAGAAGATGATCAAGTTGTAAACTATAAAATTGGAGATACTGTTGGTGCTTATGGAGACATGGTTGAAAGAAGTTTAGATATTGAAGCTAATGTAAAACCAGATTTTAATATAGATAAGTTTGGTGAGGTTATAAAACAAAGAGCAAAAGCATTTGATCAAGATGCAGCATTTGTAGCAGAAAGTGTACCAAGTGATTTTGAAGGAGCTAATGTTGGTTTTGAATTAGATTTTGGATCAAATTTAAAAATGCAAGATGCATTAAATTTTGCAAACTTATTATCTGAAACTGCTACCGTAGATGGTTTTACGTTTAAAGTTAAAAACTTAGATAGCTCAGGAGCATCTATTTACTTACCACAAACAGAAAAAGATTTAGAATTAATAGAAAAATCATTGAAAAGATTTGGAACTACTGATGATATTGGTAAAGCGGGTTTCATTATGCCTGATGGTAAAATGTTAAACTTTAGTATGCGAGGAGGAAACTTTAGAGATACTGAACATAGAAGAGTAGGGTTTTTAACTCAAGAAGGTTATAACGGAATAGACTTTGGCCCAATGTATGATTGGATGCTCAAGACAGGTGGTATAAGAGTTACTGGTAATGCTAATAGATTATTCGCTGAAGTTGCGGGGAAACCTAATGCAACACAGATTAAAAAAATAACAGATGAATACAATCAAAATAGAAAAAAATATGACTCCTTAATAATAAGTTTAGCAGTTCCAGGAGAAGAGGATTTTGGAAAGGGAGGATTCGGAACTGAACAATTTGACGTAAGAGGTTATGGTGATAATTTAAAAAATCAAGAATTAAGATTACCTAATGAAGCTTTTTATGAAATTAGTGGTGAAAGAGCTGATCCTGGTAAAATTATGAATAAACTTAAAGCCGCTGATATTGTTGGTAAAACTTTTACAGGATTAAGACAATTAAATATTCCTGAATTCTCAGATTTATCAAATGAGAAAGCTAGAGAAAGAATTAAAATAATACAAAATAATATAGCTGATATTAGTGAACAAAGCGGATTAAAAATGCTAGACAAACCTAACGTAAAATTCTATAACACAAAAGTGTATAAAAAAGGAAAAGATTATTAATGGCTACAGTAAAAGGATTATACGATTTAATTAAAGCAGATAAAGATGCAGGCAAACCTATAGGCCCGTTGGAGCAAGCTATATTGGATGCAGTTGAAAAAGAAAAAGAAAAACCAACAACCAAAGAAGTAGATGTTTCATTTGTAAAAAATAAAAATGAAACTAATTAGAAAATATCCTTACAGACATTACAACAGATTCTCAGATACTACAGGTAGAAAATACCTTGTCGGGGAAAATAAAGTTCCCAGTGTCACTACCATTTTATCAGCAACTAAAGATAAAAGATTTTTAGAAAACTGGAGAAGAAAAGTAGGTAATGCTGAAGCAGATAGAATAATGAACCAAGCATCAACTATCGGTACAGAAATGCATCAAGTATTAGAGTACGCGTACAACGGACAAGGGTACTACAATGCTAGTGAGTCGGGTAAACAACCACGGATGATGGCTAAAATAATATTACAGAATTTAAAAATAGAAGAAGTTTGGGGCAACGAAGTATCTTTAGAATATAAAAATGAATTTGCGGGAACAACAGATTTAGTTGCTATGGCCTATGGTAAACCATCAATTGTAGACTTTAAACAAGCTAACAAACCTAAAAGAGAAGATTGGGTAGAAGATTATAAATTACAATTAGGTGCTTACTATTTAGCACATAAAGAAAATTATGGGCCTATTGAACAAGGGGTTATTAGTATTTGTACAAGAGATTTACAGTATCAAGAATTTAAATTGTCTGAACCAGACTTAATTGAGTTTGGTGATAAATTTTTAGAAAGAGTAGAACAATTTAAAAAGTTACAATAGCCAATCTTTTAGTTCTTCTTCACCTAGAGTCTTAGCCGCTATCTGACCTTTCTTAGTTAGTGCTTGCATTATTTTTTCGTCAATAGTGTTTTTAGTTATGATATCTATAATCACTACCGTACCTTTTTGACCAGACCGATGTGCTCTATCTTCAGATTGTTTTCTTACTTCTAAATTATAATTGTTAGAAAAATACACCACTGTATTAGCGGCAGTTAATGTTAAACCATAACCACCGGTAGTTGGATTACTGACAAAGAACCTAACCTTTGGATCATTTTGAAATAGTTCAATTGCTTGTTGTCTATCTTTAACTTTAGTTGCACCATATATTTCTACAAAAGAATCTTTACCATATTTTTCGGTTAAGAATTCTTTTATTTGTTCTATGTTATATATGTAGTTGGCCCAGATAATTATCTTGTCATCTGTCTCTTCTATAATTTCTTCTAATGCATTTATCTTTTGTTTACCAAACTCCATCATATTACCATCATCATCTTTGCAAAAACCATTTGTAAGTTGATGTAATTTTATCATTTCAGTTAACTTATTAGAAAAAGAAATAGTAGTATCTCCAACAATCGCTAAAGCTTTTCTTCTTAATCTTTCATACAGCAAACCTTGTTCTGTAGACATTTCAACAAATCTTTTTTGTCTTACTTTAGGTTTTAAATCTAAACACTCATCCTTCCTAACCCTATAAGAAAACTTCTCTAGTTTTCCTTCTAGCTCTTCTATATTTTTATAAAATTTAGGGATACTTATAAATCTATTCGCACCCATTTGTATTTGTTGCATTTCCGCATATCTATTTCTAAACGAATAAAAACTTTCAAAACCTAATAGTTTAGGATCTAGAAAATAACATTGTGAATATAAATCTAACGGAGATTTAGTAACCGGAGATCCAGTAAGTATTCTTCGAAACTTACAATGTTTATGTAAAGATAAAATAGATTTAGTTCTTTTGGCTTTAGGGTTTTTAATAGTAGTCGACTCATCAATAGCCACAAAATTTTTAGGAAATTTTTTTAAAAAAGTCTCTGCTTCTTTTAAACCAGTTCTTCCGCTAAGGGCCTCTACATTCATTAAAAATATTTTTAACTTTTTACTTTTAATAAATCTTTCCCATGTTTTAGGTTTATCAACCTTCCATTGAAATATATCTCTTTCTACCACATTTGGTAGATGGGTTTCGATTTCTTTACTCCATATAGTGTATACTGATTTTGGTGCAATAATTAGAACTGTATCTATTTCTTTCTTTAAATATAAAAAACCTATATTATCTATTGTAGTTTTGGTTTTACCTGTACCCATTTCCATAAAATATGCATATGAAGATGTGTTTGCAGATTTGTTAAGAGCAGTTCTCTGATGCTCAAACGGTTGAGTCTTGTAGGGGTATTTCCATTCCATAAAAAAATATATTAATTTTTTTCTTGCATTAATCAAGAAAATAATTATTAGAGGATTAGGAGGAAAAATATGGAAAATCTAGATATAGAAAAATTCTCAAACATTGAATTAAGTAAGGATGATGTAGCATCCATATCTAAAAAATGTAATGAGTTTCAGAGTCTTTTGACACAAATCGAAGACAAAGAAAAAGAAATTTCTGAGCTAAAAAAACAAGCCAAAGAATACGAGGAACGAACAATTCCCGATATGATGCAGGAGGCAGGTGTTTCAAAATTGGAACTATCTGATGGTACGAAGGTTGAAGTGAAACCTTTTTATGCCGCTAAAATTCCTGAGTCTAGAAACGATGAGGCTTTTGATTGGCTTAGAGATAATGGTCATGGAGACATGATCAAAAATGTTTTAACAGCGAATATAGACAAAGGCCAAGATAATCAAGTATCTGAATTAGTAAGGATATGTGAACAACTTGGTTTTAGTTATTCTCAAAAACAAAAAGTAGAACCAATGACTCTTAAAGCTTTTATAAAAGAGCAAGTTGAAAAAGGGAAAGAGGTTCCATTTGATATGTTTGGAGTATATATTGCTAATAAAACAAAAATAACGAACAAATAATAACGAGGTAAACTATGAAGTTAAACGACAAAAAAGAAGTCGCTACTAGACCAACTGGTGGCGCAGTTGCAAATTTAAATATTGAAAAATTTGCAGATGAAGGATTTGATAATGTAGATTCAAAAAGTCTTGCATTACCATTTTTAAAAATCCTTGGACAATTGTCTCCGCAAGTAACACAAGGAGACTCTCAATTCATTCCTGAGGCTAGGCCTGGAATGATATTTAACACTGTAACAAATCAACTATATGATGGTGTAAAAGGAATTTCAGTAATTCCATGTTTTTACAAACTTGAGTATATTGAATGGAGAGATAGAGGTATGGAGGGAAGTTCTGCACCTGTAAATATCTATTCATCAGATAGTGACATCATGTCTAAAACAACAAGAGACGATAAAAATAAAGACAGACTTGAAAACGGTAATTACGTTGAAGAGACTGCTTCTCACTATGTTTTAGTTGTTGAAGAAGGGGGAGTTGCAAATACTGCCATGATGACCATGAAATCTACTCAAAGAAAAAAATCTAAAAAGTGGAATTCGATGATGATGTCAGTTAGAGAAAAGAAAAAGGATGGAACGGGTTATTTTAAACCTGCACCATTTACTCAGCTGTACACTCTTAAAACCGTACTAGAAAAGAACAATTTAGGTTCTTGGTATGGTTGGGAGATTGAACATCAAGGTACCGTACAATCTAACGAAACCTTAGAAGCCGCTTATGCTTTCTATAAAAGTTGTAAGCAAGGCGCTGTTAAAGTTAGTCACGATAAAGAAGAGTCAGTAGAAAAAACACCATTCTAATTTATGGAAATACTTGACAAGACCCTGGGGGAGTTTGTAGAACTCTTCCAGGGCTCTTCTACATATTTTGGTGCTTCAGAACCATTAGGTCAAAAACGTGACCGTGATGGTAAACAAGAATTCAGACATTGGGTAGAACCTAAGCCAATGACCAAAGAGCATTGGTTACAACATTTAACTGGAGAAAAATATTATGGAAGTGTTCCTATCAGAGATGATAATACATGTAGTTGGGGGGTCATTGATGTTGATCGCTACAATATACAACATAAGGAAGTTATATCAATTATACGGAAAAGGAAGTACCCACTCATCCCGTTCCGATCAAAATCCAACGGACTCCATTTAGTTTTATTTATTGATGGTGTTGTTGAAGCATCCTCAATGCGTAAAAAATTAATTGAGATTGCATCCGACCTTGGTGTAAATGATACTAAAACAGACATCTATCCGGCTCAAGACGAAGTTGATTTAACTCCCGAAGATTGGAATAAAAAAAGAAAAGGAAACTTTGTAAATCTTCCTTATCAAAAAGCACACATGACAACACGTGTGGCTATGGACAATGATGGTAACTCCATCAAATTAGAAAATTTATTTGCGTTTGTATCTAATTACAGACTTACTCCTGCAGAATTTAAAAAATTAAAAGTGTTTCAAGATGATGAAACAAAAGATTACCCGCCTTGTGTAGTTAATTTTATGAAGAACAAAGTTAAAAAAGGTGAGGGAAGAAATGATGCTATGTTCAATGTAGCCGTATTAGCTAAAAAAATTAATCCAGATCCAGTTATGTATCAAGATTGGACTCGAGAAATGATGAGTAAAGTTTGTGATGAGAAACTCCATCCACAAGAATTAGAAAACATTTTTAAAGGTGTTGAAAACAAAGACTATGCTTATAAATGTAAAACATCAATTGCTAGAATGCATTGTTCTTCAAGCACTTGTCTAAGACGTAAACACGGTATTGGGGCCAATGAAGCAATTCCAGATGTTGGAAAATTAATTAAAGTAAACTCATATCCAGAACCTTATTGGATATTACCTATTCAAGGTAAATCAGTTCGATTGACTACTAAACAATTATATCAACAACAATTACTTGGAGAGCAGTTATTAAACTATGATATTGTATGGCGACCTTTAAAACCATCTAAAAGAGATCCAGACCCATATCGAGATTGGCTAGATGAATTAATAAATCATAAACAAGACATGGAAGGTTTTGATGCTTATGAAGAACAATCTGATGTATTTAATTCCAGACTATCTCAATTCCTAGAAGATGTGGAAGATACCACAGAGTTTGATCAAATAGACTCCGGCAATATTTGGATTGATAAAGTAGAAATGAGATTTAAGCTTGAAACTTTTAGAAAGTTTATGAAAAAAATGGGTTACAATTGGTCGGAGAAAGATTGTACTAAGTTTTTAGAGGCAGGCGGAGCGGTGCCTAAAAAGAAATTTCAAAGCATCGAGTCGCGTCATTGGTTAGTTGCTTTGCCTAAACAAATGGAACATAAAAACAAAGATGTCAAATTCGTTAAGCAAAAAGCTGCGTGGGAAGACAATTAAAATATTTGGCCCACCCGGAACTGGAAAGACAGAAAACCTACTTAGAAGAGTACAAAGGTTTTTGAAACAAGGTATTTCTCCAGGAGAAATTTGTTATATTTCATTTACTAATAAAGCAGTTGATGAATGTGTAAGTCGTATTCGTAAAAAATTTAAAGAATATGATGAAGATGATTTCACTTATTTTAGAACCCTGCATAGTTTAGCAAGACAACAGTTTGGTGAAATTCCGGTGCTAGATCCTAAATCAGATATGTTAATGTTTCATACACAATATGGAACCATTAAAGTAAATTATAAAGAAGACTACGATGAGGCTAAAGTTTATAACAATTGGTCGTTACAAATTTACGACAGGGCCCGAAACATGAAGGTAGATCCAGTTTGGTTATATAAACAGCAACCGAGAAAAGCGGTGCGTCTACAACAGTTCAAGTCTATTATTGCAGGCTACGAGGAATTTAAAACAATGGAATTGGAAAACGGACAACGGACAGCGGACAGATTAGATTTCACAGACATGGTAGAAAAATTTATTAATGATGCTGGGAACTTACCTATAAAAGTTTTAATGGTAGATGAAGCTCAAGATTTAACACCATTACAATGGGACATGGTTGTTAAAATTGCAAAACATGTTTGGCGAGTTTATATTGCTGGCGATGATGATCAAGCTATCTATGAATGGAACGGGGCCGAGGTTGAATACTTTCAAAATTTTCCAGGAAGAAATGTTATTTTAAAAAAATCAGTTCGATTAAACAAGAATGTTCATTTCTTTTCAAAATGTTTATTAGAGGGAATGAAAAACAATAGAGTAGAAAAAGAGTTTTATTCTAATGGTAAAGAGGGTTCTATTCATTATTGGAACTCTTTAAAGAAAGTACCTTGGGAATTAGAAGGTAGTTGGCTTGTACTAGCTAGAATTAACGATGTTAAAAAAGAATTACAGGAAGAAGCAAGAAACCTTTCTTTGTATTATCAAGATGTAAAAGGCAATAAATCATTTGACATGAACCAATACCAGGCAATTCAGTATTGGGAAAAGATTTGTGAGGGTGGCAGTATCACAAGAGAAGAAGCGTGCATAATGTATGAATACTTATTAAACATTGATCACGGCTACCGGTCACAAGAAAGTAAAAAATGGAGCTTTGCTCATCCACAACAGGTATTTAACTTTGATGAATTACATCTTCGATGTGGTATGCGTGATGAAAAAGGCCCGTGGACAGAAACTTTTAAAAGAAAATTTAAAGAAAAAGATAAACAATATTTTTTAAAAATGATAAAAGAAGGTGTGAATTTAAGTGAACCACCTAAAATTATTATAGATACTATACATCAAGTTAAGGGTGGAGAGGCAGATAATGTTGTTTTATCTAGTAAATGTAACTTTCCATCACATTACGAAAAGAAAAATCTTAAAGAAAAAGTAAAAGAACTTCGGGTTTGGTATACGGGTGCTACCAGATCAAAAGGCACATTACACTTATTGGGCACTCATCATCAATATAATTTTCCATTAGGAAAATATCATAAACTATACGAGGCTAATTATGACAAGTAAAAATATGTTCGAGGAAGCTTTTCCTCAAGACAGGCAAGTAGGCGGGAGTCACTATAAATTTTTTACGATACAACCCTACGAATTTATTTCTAAAAATGATTTAAATTTTTTTCAAGGTAATGTTATTAAATATGTATGTCGATATAAACATAAAAACGGCATTGAGGATCTTGAAAAAATAAAACATTATTGTGATTTAGAAATTTTAAAAATGAAAGATGGACAAAAGAAAAAATAAATGTAAACAATGTAATAAGGATGCTGTAATAATAGAAGATAAAAAATATTACTGTGGAGATTGTTACTGTAAAAAACACAATTTAAAAACGAAAGAAGAAAATGACACATCAGTTAAACTTTGTATATAACGATTCTGATTGGGTATGCCCTTCAGAATATCCAGATTTATCTCAAGCTAAAGAAATTGCAATCGATTTAGAAACTAAGGATCCAAATATTAAAACGAATGGTTCAGGTTGGGCAACGTTTGACGGACAAATAGTAGGCTTTGCTGTAGCGGCTTTGGGCCAACAATGGTATTTCCCAATTGGTCACGATGCGGGAGGTAATATGGATATTGCGATGACAACTGCATGGATGCAAGACATATTAAAAACAAATTCTACTAAAATATTTCACAATGCTAGCTATGATGTGGGTTGGTTGCTTATTAACGGATTTGAGATACGTGGTAAAATTGTTGATACCATGATTGCGGCCGCAATTGTCAATGAGAATAGATATAGTTTTAGTTTAAATGCTTGCGCAAAAGATTATTTGGGTGAGCTTAAAAATGAAACTTTCTTAAATGAAAAAGCTAAAGAATGGGGTATTGACCCTAAGGGAGATCTTTGGAAATTGCCTGCGGGTTATGTTGGTTATTATGCGGAACAAGATGCGGCACTGACTTTAAAACTTTGGCAATATTTTAAAAACGAAATTGTAAAACAAAATCTAATGGACGTGTGGGAGATGGAGATGGAACTCCTTCCTATATTAATTGATATGCGTAGACGGGGTATTCGAATTGATATTGAAAAAGCGCATCTACTTAAAAAGGAATTTAAAATTAAAGAGAAAGAAGTATTACATAAAATAAAACAAGAGACTACGATGAACGTAGATATTTGGGCCGGACGGTCTGTCGCGCAAGCTTTTGATCGATTAGGGGTGGAATACCCACGGACACCGGTCAGCGGAGAACCAAGCTTTACCCAAAACTGGTTAGTAAACTGTGATAACCCGATAGCGCAACTAATAAGAGAAGCAAGAGAAATAAATAAATTTCATTCAACATTTATAGACTCCATATTAAGGTATACCCACAAAGGTAGAATTCATTCTGAAATAAATCAGTTAAGATCTGACCAAGGTGGAACTGTATCTGGACGTTTATCATATTCAAATCCTAATTTGCAACAAATACCTGCAAGAAATAAAGAGTTTGGAGATAAAATTAGATCCTTATTCTTACCAGAAGAAGGTAGACAATGGGGTAGTTTTGATTATTCTCAACAAGAACCTAGATTAGTGGCCCACTATGCCGCTTCGGTTAATGCTGAATTTACGGGTGCGGACGAATTTATTAGAGCGTACCAAGATGAGTCTGCGGATTTCCATCAGTTAGTAGCTGATATGGCCGGTATACCAAGAAACCAGGCTAAGACAATTAACTTAGGTTTATTTTATGGTATGGGTAAAGCAAAACTTTCTAAAGAATTAGGTATTGATAAAGATAGAGCGGAAAAATTATTGGTTCAATATAATAATAGAGTTCCATTTGTTAAAAGTTTGGCCACTGAGGTTACTAACAGTGCTTCAAAGTATGGCTTTATTCGAACTGTAAAGGGTCGTAAATGCCGATTTGATATGTGGGAGCCCACTACCTTCGGAATGAATAAGGCTATGAATTATGAGGAGGCTAAGGCTATTTATGGTAATAACATTAGAAGGGCTTTTACCTACAAAGCTTTGAATAGATTAATCCAAGGTTCTGCGGCTGATCAAACGAAGCAAGCTATGATTGATTGTTACAAGGCGGGATTTATGCCATTGTTACAAATACATGATGAATTATGTTTTTCAATTAATGAAGAAAATGATATTAAAATTGTTAAGGAGAAAATGGAAAATGCAATCGAAAATCTCAAAGTACCTTTCACCGTTGATATTGCCCTCGGACGATCCTGGGGAGAAGCTAAAGAATAAAATTTGTAAAGAGTGTAATAATACAAAAACTATTCTTGAGATTGAGGATCTTCAGGTTCTTTCTTCTCGTCCATGTCCTCATTGTGCTCCGACACCGGAAGATTTTCGTCAGTCTGGTCTTCTTTAATTTTTTTATATTTACTTGGGTGTTTCCATACGAACGTCATTGATAACTCTTCCACTTTTATCTCTTTTTCGTTTTTTCCATCGACAATCTATTTCCAAAACTTTATCATTCGGCCCATAACAAATTTTAATTAAATGTCCGTGTGCTGTATCTTCAATCCAATAATTTTTATAATCATTTAAATAAATAGTATCATCCATTAGTGTAAACTTTTATCTAATTTAATTTTAACTTTGAAGTTACAAAGTTTTAATTCTTTACAAATATCATGAAACATATGCCACAACTCTACTTCACTTTTTTTTAATTTAGAAAAGCCACCTTTGAAATGAGCTGTTTTTGCCAATAGATCTTCAAGTAAAGAAACTTCTTTAGTAGATAAATATAATCTTACACCTTTAACTTTTTTTTGAGACATAGATAGCCTAGAGAATAATGTGAAAAATAAAAAAATGCTAGTTTTTTTTAACTAGCAATATCTAGAAGACCCGCTTTTGCGTCTTCAACACTTTGATCATTGATCTTAGTTCTAAGTTCTTTGATCTTAATATCAATCCACTTCATATCCGTTGTAACTCTACCCTGTTCCAACGCTTGTTGAGCCCATTTTGACTCCAACTGAAGTTTCTCCGATATCAATTTTTGTAGTTGCATCTCGGTCAACCTCCTCGAAAGTTAAAAAAAGAAAATCTGGATTATGAAATCCGGCTCCTTCTTTCTCGTTAACATCTCCTGAGTCAACTTTCTCTGAAAAACACTCAAGAGCGTCTTTATCGTCTTTAGCCTCAAGCGTCTCATCAACATATATATTTTTATAGTTTGCTTGGACGCGATAAAGTTTCATGTATTATTATATATCAAACTGAGAGGTAAATGCAACTATGAAGGTATTCCGGGTTTTGGAGGTGGAATTATTATCTTATTTGGTACTTTTTTACATTCAAATTTAACTGCTAATTCTTCTTTATTTACTCTTTCTGGGTCTAAAGCCTTTAAAGATGAACCAGAAATTTCATATCCCGCAATTGCACAAGATCGATGGTCATTAAAAGATAAACCAACATGCAAGCTTTCAAAACAACTTTGATTTAAAATACTGCATAAATGTAATACCAAAATAAACTTCATTTTCCTATATTATCCTATAACATTTTTTCCTTGCATATCCCATTAAAATGTTTATATAGTTTTGGCAAATGCAAAAAACAAAAACAAAAAAAAA